AGAATCATGAGTGGTATGGGTGGTCTTGCATATTCGAATTAAATTTGTAATATTTGCTGTCACATATTTATTTTAAATAGATTTAAATTTATTTAGAATTAATTTTTGAATTTTTCTAAATAAATTATATTGCTTTATATTATAATGGGCGGTGGATTAATGCAATTAGTTGCTTACGGAGCACAAGATATTTATCTCACAGGTAATCCTCAGATTACCTTTTTTAAAGTAGTATATAGAAGACACACTAATTTTTCAGTTGAATCAATTGAACAAACATTCAATGGTTCTGCTGAATTTAATAAAAAAATGTCATGCACAATTTCTAGAAATGGAGATTTACTAAATCGAGTTTATTTAGAAACTGATGTATCTAGTAGTTCCCCAATAAGTAGTATAGGAAATGTAGCTGAAACTAGTGCTGGATTAGAAAGTCTTATTCAATCCTTATATGGGACTGGTACTGCCACCGACGCAGGAACGGGGGCGGCTTGGGCCCAGGCAGGCAATGCAGTTCCCATAGGTGCCCTCTCCGTGAGTGTCGACGAGAATGGTGTTGCGAAAATAGGTATTGATTCTACACACTTCAGCGATACTAACTTAGAAACCGACGACAATATAGTCTTCACTGCCGTTGACGGCGTCCTACCTAGTATTACGGCTACATACGGCACGCCAAACGCCGATCAATGGAATGTAACAGTCGCCGATAATCTCGGTGACGGCAACGCTGACGTTTTAGCTACCGACGCCACCGCCGTTCTTAGCGGTAGTAGTGGCAGTGGTGCAACTGCGAGCTCTTCAGTAAGTGTGGCCACGAATGGAACATTAAGTGTAAGTTCTACACTCGTCAACAAAGGTTCTAATTATAAGAATGAAACTCTTACAGTATCAATGACGGTTAGTGGTGCAGCTTATACAGTAGGAAATGTTAATGCAGTAGTTGTGGATACCTCTACAGATAATTATGGGTTCAAAATCCTCGAATATGTTGAATTAGAAATCGGAGGACAATGTATTGATAAACATTATGGTGAATGGATGACCTTGTGGACTGATTTAACTCATGGAGGAACTGGATCCACACTTTTAGATAGAATGATTAGCCTAGAAAATCTCCAAGGCGGTAAAAGTCAAAAACTATACATTCCTCTTCAGTTTTGGTTTTGTAGAAATCCCGGATTAGCATTACCTTTAATTGCTTTACAATATCATGAAGTAAAAATAAATGTTCAATTTGCTTCAGCTCCTGTACAACACGTATCTTTAGATAATATGTGTGTATTTTGTGATTATATATTCCTTGATACAGATGAAAGAAGAAGATTTGCTCAAGTCAGTCATGAATATCTTATTGATCAAGTACAATACTCCAATGCAGTTAATGGTGGTTCTGGTACTACAGCACAGCTAGAACTTAGATTTAACCATCCGGTAAAAGAATTAGTATGGACTGTAGAAGATGACGCCGCCACTCCAGAATTTAGAGTAGTTAAAGATGCCTTATTACAATTAAATGGCCACGATCGTTTCAAACGAAGAATGGGTGACTACTTCAGCACAGTACAAAGATACCAACATCACAATGGTTCAACAGGTTCTCGCAGGGCTCACATTTATTCATTTGCCCTAAAACCAGAAGAACATCAACCTTCTGGTTCATGTAATTTTTCAAGAATAGATAATGCTGTATTAAATTTATCTGCAAAGCAAGCTGGACATCTTAAAACTATAAAAGTATTTGCAGTAAACTACAATGTACTTAGAATCATGAGTGGTATGGGTGGTCTTGCATACTCGAATTAATTTATAATTTTTTTTATTTTAAATAAAAATTTTATTTAAAATAAAAATTATACGCTTACATATGATGCTTGCATTGCAATTCCACATACACCTTCATTATCAGTATCATCACTTCTAGCTATTTTTACATATCCATTATCTCCCCAACTAACTCCCCAACTATTTTTAACTAACCAATAGGGTATATCGTCTTCTATACCATATCCAACTATGAGTACACCATGATCTAAATCAGTACCACAATTATCCGATGTAATCACTCCACTAGAATAAGATTGAAATATTGTTTTATCTGCCTCTATTGCAACTGATACAGGACCTTTTGCAACTGCTTCTTTTAAATGAAGTTGGTTCATTGGTGTTACATCAGTACAACTAGATATAAATACCGTTTTATTACAATTTTTACATAAATGACCTTTCGCATCATATGGATATGCTAGTTCACTGCACATACCATTATCTATAGCATAACTAAATGCATTATCCATTATTCCACCATGACAACCTAAATCTCCATAGCTTCTAGAACAATCAATTAATTGTTGTTCGGAAATATTAACTAAACTATTTTTAATAGCCCAAGCTCCTTCAATTGCACCAGTTGAACTAAATGACCAGCATGATCCACATCGACCTTGATTTTTTACATTTGAAACTGCATTATAATCACGCCAATCAATGGAATCCGGTAATTCTAATTCTTGATTAGATTCAAAAATATTACAACTTACATGACCTTTATTAGAAAATTTTTTTAATAATGAAATTATATCCATATTCACATCATGAATAAACCCTTTATGTTCATTAAATTCATGTGGTAACATATCAGTAAATTGGTTTACAGCAAATTTGTATGGTTTATTTAATGAATTATGGTCTTCTATTTTTTTTAAATTATTACTATATATATTATATCTATATTTAAATTCTTCTTGCGTATTATATGATTTATCATATTTAAATAAATAATTTATAAAATTAGATTCCAATTCAACATTATTATATGCGGAACATATACTATTTATATTCAAAAAAAATAACACATATACATTTAACTTAATCATTTATGTATCAATATTATTCATATATATTTAAGTAGTAATATATTTAAATATAATTATGTATTTTTAATAATTCTACGGATAGGTATATTATCACTAATAAAACTATCTATTCTAACAATCATAGTCATACTTAAAATATCGTAATAATAAGCTCCATTGTCTGTAGTAATACAGTCTAATAATCCAGTATATGCATATTCACACGCTTTAGATTGATGCATTAATAAATTATTCCAGTTATTACTCTTGTATACCCCATCCTTCGTGTTTTGGCCTTGAAATTGCCATATTACAAAATTTCGCGTTAAGCTCATTTAATAAATAATATTATTATTTTAATATATAAAAAGCGTATAAGAAATTCCTTCATCTATAATAAATATGGGAGGAGGATTATTACAATTAATGGCTCTAGGTCCACAAAATGAATTTATAAATGGTAATCCAGATATAACTTTTTTTAAAAAGGTTTATAAAAAGACCACTAATTTTGGTATAGAACAATTAGAACAAACATTTGTGGGTGACAAATCATTTGGAAAAAGATTAAGATGTAAAATAGAAAGAAAAGGGGATTTGTTAAAGGATTTATATATTGTTATTAAATTAAATAATGGCGTGAATAATAATTATAACGATTATCATAAAAATATTTATAAATTAGGATTTTCAATTATAGATTACGTGGAAATTGAAATAGGTGGACAAGTAATTGATAGACATTATGGGGAATGGTTAGATATATGGAGTCAATTATCATATGAGCCTTATAAATACGAAATGTTAATGTCTTTAATAAAAGATCGTAATCATAGTTTAAGATATAATAACTATAAAAATTCATCAAATTATACAGGAAGTATGGATAGTTATATTTATATACCTTTACAGTTTTGGTTTAATAAAGATTCTGGAAATGCACTTCCCCTAATAGCACTTCAATATCATGAAATAATATTAAATATTAAATTTAAAGAATTAAACGATATTAAAGTAGTAGATGAAACAAGTGAATCCACATATACGGATTTATATAATAAAGTACCCAAGGATAATGATGGTAATTCATTTTTAGATACACATTCAATGTCGTTAGCCGAAACAGATTTAAAAACAAGAAAATGGTCAATTAAATCTTTTACAGGTAGTATAGAAGATGTAACATGTTACGGTGATTATATATTTTTAGATGTAGATGAGAGAAAGATGTTTGCTCAAAAAACTCATGAATATTTAATTGAACAGGTACAAACTATTAAAAAATTGGATATGCCCACATTAACTGAGTCCAATCCAAGTAAAAATATTCAATTTTCGTTAGATTTTAATAATCCGGTTAAAGAAATCATATGGACAGTTAGTAATAGAGTATTAGATGGATTGTTATTTTATAAAAATCAAGATTTTACACCTATATTGGATAATATTGTAATGTTAGTAAATAATATAGAATATATGAAAATAAAAGACCCTGATTATTTTAATACTGTTTTACCTTATAAACATCATACAAACGGTGGTATTTTGTCTTTTAATAAAAATAGATATTATAATGGAGGTTATTATATATATTCATTTGCTATAGATCCAGAAATGTATCAACCAAATGGAACACTTAACTTTTCAAGACTAAATAGTTTTATACTTAATTTCAATTATAATAAAACAGACAGTTTATTTACTACTATGGATGAAACTTATAAATTTACCTGTTATGCAATAAACTATAATATATTAAAAATACAAAATGGTATGGGGGGGTTGGTATATAATAGATAATTATAAACTATTTATTAGAGATTAAATAGATTATATAAATCGTTTATTAAAAATCCCAATTAACACTAATATGAGGCTCTAATATAATTTTAGCATTCTTAGATAATTTATCTATATCTATATCAGTTTTTAATAAGTTAATTAGATCTTTTTCATCTTTTACAACTAGACAATTAATATTATTTTTAAATGGTGATTTTAATTTATCTTTAAATTTAGTGTCTACTGAATTTACCCATTTGTCATTTAATATTAATACACAATCATGATATAACGCTTCTAAAAATGTATATTGGCTACCACCTCCATCATATCTAATAGCAGATAGATCTATTACATATCTAGATGATCCCAAAATATTATTTAAATCACTGAATGATTTACTAAATGTACCTTTATAATTATCTAATTCCATACCTAATTTATTTTTAATATGATGATATATATATAAATCATTTTTAGCTCCATATATGTGTATTTTACGTTCATCTTCTAATTCGTTATTTGCTTTAAGTATAATATCCGTATGTTTATCAAAATCTAATCTTGAAATAGATACATTAATAGTTTTTGGAATTTCAGTTTTTGGGTACTCATAAAAGGGATGATGTAAAAATATACTATCAATATCTAAAGTGTCTTTTAAATATTTTTTAACAGTTTCTCTAATAGTAACCACTTTAAATCTAGACAAATTATTAATTAAAATTTGACAGCTCTTTCCTTTAACTTCAGTGGGATCATGTATAACTATAGTAGTATTATCTGGAAAATATTCTAAATAATCATAGTAATTTTTATCTATAGCAGTTATTAGTATATTATCTAGTTTCGATATATCTTGTGGACTAATATTTTGATATGTTACATCATATCCAAAATTTCTTAACCTAGATGTACCGTTTTTATTAATTTCGGTTCGTTTACCAATTTTATACAAATTATATTTAAATTTTTTAGATAAATGTACTGTAAAACTGACCCATCCACCATAGGAAGGTTTAGCCATATATATTAGACTTTTCATTTATGTAATATGATAAATTGTTATTAAATAATTATTAATTATATTTTATTAATAATATTAAGATCTAAATATATTATTAATATTTCTATTTATTTTACATATATTATTTATATTATATGTAAAAATAAGTATTTTTACTTAAAGTTAACCAAATAATATAATTTATAAAATGGTAAGAACAGCGAATGCAACGGGTAGAAAAAATAAAAAAAGCAAGGAGGTGAAATCTTCCAAAGTAGCAGAAAATAAATCTACAGTAAAAGAGGTTGAGGTAAAAACAGAAGCAGCTGTAAATGAAACTGTTGTAAATGAAACAGTTGTAAATGAACAAGTAAATGTCGAATCTGTTGAACAACCAGAGGAAGACGAATCCTTATCATCATCTATTAATCAAATGTTAGATTCTTTACTAGCATCTTCTAGAAAATTAAATGAGAGTCAGAAAGAGATTTCAGTTTCGTTAAAAAACTTTATGAAAGATTACAAAAAAGAAACTAAAGAATTAGAAAAATCATATTCTAAAAATAAGAATAAGAGTAAAAAAAATCCTAATAGAGTAAAAAGAACGCCTAGTGGATTTGCAGTACCAAGTAAAATTTCAGATGAAATGTGTGAGTTTTTAGGTATAGCAAAGGATACTCATCTTTCCAGAACAGATGTTACTAGAAAACTTACAAATTATATTCGCGTAAAGGATTTACAAGTTGAAAGTAACCGAAGAAGGTTCACCCCCGATGCTCCATTAAGCGCTATCTTAGGTCCACTACAGGATGTAGATAAAGAAAAGGGATACACTTATTTTAATTTACAAAGATATATTACCCCCCATATTAAAAGTTCTTCTTCAAAGGAAGGTTAAATAAAAATGATAGGTATTATTTTTATTTAACACATTGTCTATCTAATAGATATTAGCTGATTGAAATAACCAAGGAAATGTATTTCTAGCATCTATGCTTACCAAAGTTAATCCTGATAAAATCCATTGCGAGGCAGTTGATCTATCTGATTCAGTAACTCCTTCTGTTACTAACTTTCTAAAATTATATAATAATATTTTTCTCAATCGATTTATATTGTTTATTTTATAATATTTCGTTACCGACATTTCAAATAATTTTCCATTTTTTACATAACGTAATTTGTCGGAATCACTTAGATTTAACCTATAATTCCATATATCTTCCATCTGCTTATACAACTCTTTTAAATATGCTGTATTTAGATCTAAAAACCATTTACATTTAGTATAATTTTTCAAGTTATCCATCAATTGAAAAATTTCAACACATTCTTGTTGAATTATTATTGTTTCGTCTTCAATAATAGGTTTTTCAATTTTAATAGATTCTTTATGTTCTACATTTTTAAGTAATGTATGAAATAAGTTTATAACTTCATCTGGGATTTTTAAAGTATTATACGGATTATTCATATCATTATTTACTAATTCTTTAAAAGTTACTATATCAAATGCCCAAATTTGCTTATCTTGATAAGAGAAATAATTTTTAATAGGTATTTGATTAATAGGAGTCAATGATAAAAAATCCGTAGTGTTATTAGCTAAATTACGATTATATACAGATATTCCTCTGTATTTTATATTTCTTAACACTATAAATCTTCTAATATTTTTTTGAATATTAATAATATTTTCATTATGGTGTTGATAATTTCTCGATTTTTCTTTTTGATTATTTAAACAAGTAGTTCTATCATTGATAATTTTACAATTTGAATATTCTTTTCTTTTTAAAAATGATTTATAGTGAATACCACAAAAATCACAAGAATTATCAAAACTACGTGCTTTATATTTACAAGGGTACGCATTACCCTTCTTATTTATAATAGCTTTACACGAAATATTAACCATTTTAATATTTTTCATATTATTATAAATAAATAATTAAAATATGTTCAAATTTTTTATAATAATATAAACATCAACTATTTATAAACTATTTCAGGTTATGTTAGTAATGAAATTAAAAAAATTAAAAAAATTAAAAAAAAATTTGATGAATATTTTTTATATTTTTCCAAATTATCGCGCATAAAAATGAACACATCAATTCACAAACCTAAGACCGTTAATACTAATAATTTTGAATTTGGAGATATTACAGTGAACAAATATGGTGGTAAATCTTGTAAAGTTAGATATACGGGATCAGACTTTTATTTACAAATCCCACGCTCTCGGCTTCCTTATGGACTAGGTGTCTATGAGGAAAAAGATCCAAATTCAGGCGCAGTTACTAAGAGTAAATATTCACTTAACTTTTCTCTTCAAGGGTATGAAGTAGATGCAGATGGTGTAGCCGGTAATCAGCGTATACGTGATTTCTTTGAATTACTTGAAAAGTTAGAAAAACTATTATATACCAAGGCAAGTGAGAATAGTCAAGAATGGTTGGGCATAGATGATGCTACACCCGCAGTGGCGAAAGCTCTTTGCAGAGATTTAATTATATATCCAAAAGATAAGATAACCAAGAAAATTACAAAAACAAGTTATGCTCCTACATTTAAGGCTAAAATGAATTATTGGGATAATAATTTCTCTAAAATATACAATTCAGATAGAGAACCTATGACTACATCGGATTTTATGCAATCTTGTATTGGAGGCAGTGAAGCTATTGCTATTCTTAAATTAGGATCTGTTAATTTTGCCGGTGGTAAATGTGGATACAGTTGGACAGTTGATCAACTCATTCTTTATCCTCGTCTAGCAATGAATAGTTTTGCATT